CACCTTCCCGCAGGACTATTGGGAGCGCTGGGACGCTACAACTTCAAGTGGCATGTCCTTCCTTACTGACGAAGCTACCGGCGACTGTAATGGTTGGTTAGGAGAGACAGGCAACGTTTGGCTTGTAGGCTCTCCTGGAACGAACTACCCAGTATGGACACCAGGCAAGATGACCTTTGCTGGCTCTGGAGACAAAGCCCTGTACACCCCTGTTGTCACGGGCGTCTTCTCTGGCAACCCCCGCGCCGTGTTCTGTGCAGGACAACTCAACACCGCCTCCCCCGCCAACGGCTCCTTCTTCGCAGGGCCTACCGCCTATATTCGTTTTGAAGACCTCACTGATGAGATGAACTTCGCCTACAACGATGGCACCGCGAATAACGACGCCCCTACGAACTCCCTTATTGACTCCCCTATCGCGGTTGGTTACTCCACCGATATGACCGACATTAACTGGTGGTGGGGCGGGAATAGCAAGCACACCGCCACGGTCAGCGGTGGCTCCTTCAACGAGGCTCTAGCAAACCTCTATGTCGGGATGGCGAACGCCTCAGCCACAACCACGATGGACGGCGAGCTGTACGAAGTCATCGTCTACGACCGTCACGTCACGGACGCAGAGGCAGAGCAAATCCTCGCCTACCTCTCCGCCAAGTGGCAGGCTCAGAACGAGGACAGCGCATCAAGTGTTATAGCAACCTACGATGGGCTGGGCCACACCTGGAAATCCGATGGGCCTGACCCACAGGGATTGCAGCTGGAAGGCTTCACCCCGGTCAACCACACAGTTACTCCGCTCCGCAATGCAGACGCACCTAGGATCCAGAACCTTCTTCCCGAAGACTACGTCGGACGGTGGGATGCTACGACCTCAGACGGTATGACCTTCACCACGTCCGAAGCTGTCGGGGACATTGCAACTTGGGTAGATGAAACAGGAACCTACACGTTCGACGACGCCCTCACAAATGACCCAGTATGGAACCCAGGGGAAGTTTACTTCGACGGGGACTCTGGGCTACTTGAGGTTATCTCTGCTTACAACGCCGACGACATGACCGTCATATTCTGCGGTGGGCAAATCGACGGCGTATCAGGATATGACTACATCCTCAACACTCCGTTTGAAGCCTTCGCAGGGAACCAGGGCGGCACGGATGAGAAAATAGCGTTCGTCATGAATTCCGCAGGCTCCCCAATATACAAGACCACGAACGACCTTACCACTGTACCACTTGTCCTAGCCCTTACAAACACGCACAACGGCGTGGATGACAACGACAAGGCTGCCTACCTGGGCAACACGCTTCTGGGAACGTCACTTGCTAACAGCGACGTGCTCAGCGACGACAACACCCTAGCGGTCGGCTACAATACAGCAACGTCAAACGCCGCGACAGGTTACATGTACGAGCTTGTCGTGTACGACCGCGTGCTAAGTGCCCCGGAGCTTGCGGGCGCAATAGACTACCTCTCCCACAAGTGGCAGGCACAGAACGAGGACTCAGCAACGACCTCAGTCTCAACCGCCTCAACAGGCAGAGACCAGAACTTTGATGACAACCGCTACCCAGCCAACACCTGGGGCTCCCTCATTGCCTTCCACTTCGACGCAGCTCAGAGCGGAGACATGACTTTCGACACGGGTGACGCAACGAGCGGAGGCACCGTGTCAAGTTGGACCGACTTGACAGGCTCGGTCACGATGGACACAACGGTCTCGGGGGACACGGCACTTGACTACAACACGAACGTCAAAGGCTACCCCTCCCTCAGCGGTGGGGCTGGGCAAAGTCTAAGGAGCGCAACTGTTTCCTACTCCACCACGAACGGGCACCAACGCCTTCACTGGGCGGTCGGCTCCTTCGAGCAAGCATCAACGGATAACGCACCCTGCGCGCCCTTCGGCAACCGCATCTGGCTGGCGGCAGAGAGCAGCCACTACCAGGACCTCTACACTGGCGCGGGCGTGGCGTCCTCTTACATCAGTGGCACCCCCCAGACCTTTGTCCCACTGACGGTACGCGATGCGACCGAGGGGATCCACATCGTTGTGTGGCGAACCACCGTCAACGGCACGAACGGGGATGTGGAGAGCTGGGCGGCTGGGCTCAAGATGCCGCTTCGCGTTTCAACTACCGCTGACTCCGGCGCAGAAGCAGTAACCGCTTGTGCCAGCGCATCCTCGACCTTTCATTCAACCGGAAGCTGCTACGAGATGGGCGGAGTGGACGGAGCGGGAACCCCCATCACGGACGGGGCGGTCGAGGGCCTCATCCAGCATCTGTGCAATAAATACGACGTTGACTATATGCCTGACACGACTCCGATGGACATCGGGCTCCACGCGCGCAGCACGACTGCCCTTGCGGCTACCGACACATGCCTCTGGCACGAGCCGTCAACCATGACGCCAACCTCCTGGGCGCTTCATCCTTACTGCGCCGCACTCCATACCACTCCAGCGAACTTTGCGATGAGCCCAGCAGCTGGCGCAGTGCCGCTGGAGAAGAGAACAGGCACCCTTGGGAAACCAACTTTTCGCTCAACTGAGGGTATGACCCAGTTCATGGAGAGCGACAACTCCTACACCTCCACAGAGACCACAGACTTCCCAGCTGACACGCTAGGTATGAGCACTTTTGGTGTAATGAGGCTTGACCCAGCCACCGTCGCCGCATCAGGAGCACGCACAGGAAACGGCATCTGCCACGTCAGGTTCAGCGGCACCAGCGATACCACCCTGCAGGTCCTTGCGAGCAACGTCTCAAAGAACTGGGCTAAAGCAAACGATTGGATTATCATCGGAAACAGCTACGCCTATGACGACGACGGCACCGGCACTGAGGGCTACCCAGGCGCTACTGATGGAGGCCCCGGCGCATACTACTACTGTAATGACGAGACGGTGCTGACCGCCGCTACTCCCGCAGCCACGAGCTACACCGTAGAGAACTGGGTCAACTGGGATGTCTCAGATGGGGTAGCCCATATGTCGGAGATAGTCGTCTTCAAACACCCCCTCACTATCGAAGAAATCAACGAGCTGAAGAAGTACTTCCAGTATAAGTACAACTACCTCTTCGACACCTAGGCCCTTGACAACCCCTCAGGGGTGGCTATCTTGTAGCTCATGGACATAGTAAACAAGCTATTGGACCTATTTAGGTCTCTAAAAGGTGAGGGTAAAGATGGCAAGAAGAGTAAAGCCGGGATCATCCTTGCTGCCCTTACTGGTGCTGTTGCCCTTACTATTATCGGTATCCTCTCTTTCCGTGCTTGGAAGACGGGTAAGAAGCTGGCTAAGCTTCAGCACGAGAAAGCCGTAACCGACGAAAAGGCTGAACAAGCCGTCGCGGATGCGATGATAGCCGAGAGCGAAGAGGAGAAGCAAGCCGCTCAAGCTCAGATTGAAGAGGTTCGTAGGAAACTCCTAGCGCTGGCAGAGGCCATGCAAGAGGCGGAAACTACTTACGAGCAGGCCAAAGAGACGATCCACGAGATCAAGAACTGGGACGATTTTGATAAGTTGACGAGGGGATAATGTTTAGAACAGCTATACTAGCGCTGGCACTTCTGGTGCCTGTTGGTGCTTTCGCACAAGACCCACTAGAGGGTCTTCATGGCGACGGCACTATTGTCGTAGAGGAACTCAACGAAGGCTCTAAGCTCCCCGCAGGTATCCCCTGTGAGGTAGAGGGAACCCGCTACCAGTGCTTTACTCTGGACGAGATGAAGGACCTTCTCATGCTGGAGAACGAACTCCGGTACTTTGAGACGAACTACATCAACATGTTCCAGAAGGTCTCACTCCTGGAGGGTGAGAATCGCCTGTTAAAAGGCCAGCTCTTCTCGGTGGAAGAACAGCTCTCCGTTATGACCTTGGACAGAGAGCGTATATTCTTGAAGTGGGAAGAGGAAAACAAGCTCCGTTTGCAGTTAGAAAACAAACCCAACTTCGGCAACCCGATCGCTTGGGGGATAGTTGGAGTAGAAGCCTCCGTTATAATTGGTTTGATCCTCGGTATGGTACTAGGCGGCTAAATCTTTCTTTCCCCATATGGGTGGACCGCAAGATAGGATTTTACGTGAGTATGGTCCGTATAGATGACGTGTATCACTTCACGTTCATAATAAAGGGTTGGTAATGCAATACAACGATAAAGGCAGGAACGTAAGAGAGCTTCAGCTGCGCCTCATCAGGGCAGGCTATGAGTTGCCTACGTTCGGCGCGGATGGTCACCTAGGCGAAGAGACCTGGGAAGCCCTAAAAGACTTCGCCCTAGACAACGAGTTTGTATGGGCTCCTGAGATAGACGATTCTGTGATAGCCGCCATGGCCGCCCAGATGGCTCCTGTCACGACAGATGCTATTGCCAAGGTTCCCTACTACGACCTCATCCACGAGCCTATCCCCTCCAGCGCCAGGCGCAAGTTCAACATACGTGCAGGCAGGGTTGTAAAGAGAGTGCCTACAGTTGTGGATGGCATTACAATCCACCAGACAGGCATCAGGTTCGGGATAAACGAGAGGCAGATTGCCCGCGCCAATGGAGACGAGAAGCTGGCTTTGGCACAGAGAGCCAAGAAAGTAGCCTGCCACGCCCTCTCCTTTGACGGCTTCTACTCTAAGACATACCCCCTTGACTGGTACATCTACCACGGCAACGGGCTGAACAGAAAGACTTTGGGTCTTGAGATTGACGGACTATATCCGGGGCTAAGGGACGACCCGCTTACCGTTGAACGAGAGGACCTCGCGACCTTGTGGGAGGGGACATCTACCACATTGTCAGACAGCCGTGTAAAGGCGGCTCGTGCCGCGTTGCGTTACTTAGTAGAGGAAGGCCGAAAGCTCGGCATGCCTATCAAATACATTTACGCACACCGGCAGTCTAGCTCCACCAGACGAAGCGACCCAGGCGAAGAGATCTGGCGTAAGGTCGTAACCGAATACGGAGTAGCCGTTCTGGGACTGGAGACCCGTACAGGGTTTACAACAGGCATGGGACGCCCTATCCCTGATAACTGGGACGCAGACGGACGCGGCCCTTACTAATGACCACTAGACACCCAGTATCTTATTTCACGTTTCAAGAGAAGACGGCCTTCATTCCTTTGAAGTTCCTCTATCCTGAGTGCAAGGTTCTGATCGAAGACCAGCCTCAGATGTTCCCCTTGAAGTGCTTCCAAACAGACGGGTGTCCTGTGAATGCCAACTGTGGCGAAATCATCGTGCGCAGAGTCCACTATCTCTTTGAGCAAGTGGTGCCCCAGTCTGAGGTGCTAGTCTGCTACTACAAATACCCTGACCGCCCGAAGTCCATAAGAGGCGCAGTTTTCAATAGAGACCTCCAGCCCCCAGCTATTAGCATCCTGAACCCCTTCGCATTGAAGAAGTTTATGAAGGGTGGAATCACCTACCAGTGGTTCCCCACAGACGAGTTCCTGTACATGGGCAGCGAGAAGCAGATAATACCCGTAGGTGGGCTAATCAAGCCATGAAGGCCAAGATCACCATACACGGCTCTCAGTCGGTCCTGAAGGGGGACTACGACAAGAAAGAGATCCGTAAAGTAACATCATACCCGGTCCAGGGCTTCCAATATTCGAAGGCTTGGAAGTCTGGGAGGTGGGATGGCCGCAAGCACCTGTTCAGGCCCCGCAGTGGTGCCTTCCCAACAGGCCTTTGCGAGGCCGTGAAGGCCTCTCTCACGGCTTCCGGCGTCGAGGTGGGGGTAGAGGACCTACGTGTCCCACCAACCCCTACAGAAGCCGGTTTTGACCTCATAGGTATTACTTACGACAGCCCCTATGAATACCAGTTAGAGGCCTGCCAGACCATGGTAGATGCCAAGCAGGGGGTCGTGAAGGCCGCTACGGGCTCCGGTAAGACCGAGATAGCCTGCGCCGTGACCCAATACCTGGGCCTCAAGACCCTTTTCATGGTTCCCAGCCGCGAATTGATGTATCAGTCTCAGAAAAGGTTTATGAAGCGCCTAGGGCTCACCGAGGCTGAGATAGGGGTCGTGGGCGACGGAAAGTGGCTCCCAGGCAGCCTGGTGACAGTTGCCAGCATCGACACCCTAGAATCCCGCATGAGCACCATCGAGTGCATGGACCTGATCAAGAGCACCGAAGTCCTGTTCCTTGACGAATGTCATGGCGTAGGAAGCGACACCTACTATACTGTGGCAACTTTGTGTCCTGCGTTCTATCGCTTCGGCCTTTCTGCCACACCCCTAGACCGCACAGACGGAGCTAATCTCATGCTCCTGGCAGCCACAGGGGAGATGATCATAGATATCCCGCTCAAGCAGCTCGTGGAAAGCGGAGTGTGCGCCAAGGGCAAGATCATCTTCGATAAGATCACCGAGCCTGTGCTCAAGAAGAACATCCAATACGCCACCGCCTACAAGCAGGGAGTGTCGGAGAACCCTCAGTTGTTGGGCAAGGTCATAGAGTGGACCGAGATATTCCACGACCTAGGCTTGGGCACGCTCATCCTGTGTGAGGAGATCCAGCACGGGAAGCTGATTGATGATGCCCTGTGGACAGAGGCCTCCAAGATGATCCCTCACCAGTTCATCCACGGGACAGAGGACATGGACGTTAGGAAGGCAGCCATTGAGAGCTTCGACAACCGAAACCTGCCCGTTCTGATCGCCTCTACCATCATGGACCAGGGTGTGGACGTGCAGACTATTGACGCCCTCATACTCGCTGGCAGCCGCAAATCTAAGATCCGCACCCTTCAGCGCCTGGGCCGAGGTCTCAGAGGAGAGAAGCTGATCGTGGTGGACTTCAGCACCTTCTGCCACAAGTATCTTTTAGAGCATTCCATGAAGCGGTTGAAAGACTACAAGGCTGAGGAGTGCTTTCCTATTTACGCTTCAGGACCAGACGCCGAATTGGTGAAAAAGCTATGGAACGAAGACGATTGAAGTGGTATACTGAGTAATGGCTAGAGCTATCCACATCGCGGACCTCGTTGCTGGCAATGAGGTTTACGGTCAGATGCGGCTGGGATTGGCCATTGTAAAGATGCGCAGGGTTGACGGCTACCTTTATGGTGTTGTCCCCAGCAAACCACAAAAGGCAGGCCCTGACGATCTAACTCGTTGGCAGGGCACGGTTCTTGTGAATAACACAACAGAACAAGTACTAACCGTACAACTAACTAGAACAGATTCAATGATGCGAGCAATGAACCGAACTACTCTTATGACGGATTTGCACTATTCCGCCCTTACTCGTCTTAGGCTCATCAGCCAGATCAACCACCCACCACACGATTACAATCTTACCTTCCCTGCTAACTTAGAGGATGCGGCGTTCAAGCCGTACAAAACGTTTACTGAGGTTCTTATCCCCAGTGGCGTTACAGGGTACAATGCATGATAGTGGTTCCTGGCCCTGGTGACTTTTTTCAACTCACCCAACTTCCTTCCCCAGCGAAGAGATGGGTGCGTTATGACATCCCCACTGAGTATCGTTACTACGACTCAGAGGTAGGGTATTGGTTTGTTCACAAGAAACATTTGATGCAAGTCATTGAATTATCATATAAAGCCACCGGGCATGTTGACTGGTCAGCTCTTCCGCCTTATCTTCAAATAGAAGCAGCGCGAGAGAAGGAGAACTGGACTGTGAACAAAAAGACCGCTACCCCACCTCTTACCCCTAGCATGATTCTTAGGGATGCCTACACAACTCTACATCTCCTTCCTAGTGCTCCTGACAGTGTTTTGTCTGCTGTTTGGCGCAGCCTTGCCCGAGTATCCCACCCGGATCAAGGTGGCGATCCAGAGGACTTCCGCCGTTATAGTGAGGCGTATGACCTCATTAAGGAGAAGAAGAAGTGAGCGACATCCAAGAGATTCTCAAGAAGAACCGTCTTCTCAAGATAAGCCGCAGTGAACGTTTCACAGAAAACCAGGAACAGGACGTTTCGAATAAAGCTTCTCATGTCAAGCGTATCCTCGGAGGCGAGGATAGTGGCGATGCAGCTCCTATTGCACTTACCCTTATAAAAGACACTTACTACAACATGCTCTCCACATACAAGGGCAAGTTCGTATCGCACCCCGTAGCCATGAATAAGAAGAGCCTAGCTCTTTGGACCCGAGTAGAAAGCTGCAGAGCACAGGCTGACTGTGACGCAGACCGCTACTTGAAGGCACAGTTCGTATATTTCGACAAGACCTTTGGGAAGGCTCCTGCAGTTGAGCAGCTTGCCACAGAGGGTGCTATCGACCGTGCGCTTGAGTTTACCGGCTCCACCAAGGGCCGAGTCCTGGGAAACATCCGTAAAGTTGATGTTTCTAAGGCAGATATGTTTCGCGAATGCGAGAAGACACTTCAGCGGATGATGGCGGCACAGGGCTGCAACCGAGAAGAGTTCTACCGCAGATTCGTATTGACAGGAATATTCGGCCTCCCTGACGACTTCTTGAGGGCAGATCCGACATACCAGAGGGTAAAAGCAGAGTAGCCTCTTGCTTTTTGTGGAGAGGGACTTATAGTGAGGGCACATGTCTGACGTAGAATTCGCGGTAACAGAAGATTACCAGTGCAAAGTGTTGGCCTACATGCTCCAGAACCCAGAGTTCTGTGACGTAGTGCGCGACCATATGCAGGTGGAGCATTTCAACAATAAGACGTTGCAGTGGTTCTTCACTGCAATTGCCCAGTCTGGGCACCACCTCACCCCTGTAACTTTGCGGGAGGAGATGATTCGGGCTGCCAACGCCAAGTCCATAAAGCAAGAAGAGATTGGCAAATTCATACAGACCTTTGATATTGTCAAAGAGCGTGTGCTTCCAGTAGAAGAGGACTACATCAAGGACAAGGTAGGCATGTTCATTCGTGCCCAGTCCGTGAAGCAGGCCCTCATGGATTCCGTGGAGCTAGCCAAGGCTGAGCAATGGGACGATATTGTCGGCATGATGCAGGAAGCTGTGGCCGCAGGCATGAACCTGGATGACCAGGGCTACGACTATCTTGGTGTGGTTGCAGAGCGGATCTATGACCGTGCCCATGAGCGTGTTCACCGTAAGATTCCTTCAGCCATTCCAGACCTAGACGCTCTCACCTTTGGTGGGATCAAGCAGGGGCAGATGGGCATGATCGTAGGCGGCACAGGGCGAGGTAAGTCTATCTTCTTACAGTGGCTAGCCAGTGCAGCTCTCCTTCTAAATAAGAAGGTCGTGTACTTCACCTTCGAGCTAGGCAAGAGAGACATCGCAGACCGCTTTGACTCCATGTTCGCTGAGGTAAAGCCACAAGAGCTAAACGACTACCAGACCCAGGTTCTCGAAAAGATAGAAAACCTCCACTCTACCTACGGCAAGAGTCTGCTTATTCAGCACTACCCTGCTGATACAGCCACCATCAACACCCTCAAAGAGTTTTGTAGAGCCCGCTCACAGGAGGGCATCGTTCCAGACCTAATCATCATCGACTATCTGGATCTGATGAAGCCACACAGAGAGTACCACTCCGAGCACGCCGAGATTGACGCCATCACTAAAGGCATCATTGGCTTCGCTGCGGAGTTTGATGTAGCCGTATGGACAGCTACACAGCTGAACCGAGCCGGAATGGTGTCAGAGACACCGGATGAGGCAGGCATGGCTGGTTACGTTGGTAAGCAGTACCACGCCGATATCGTGCTGTGGCTAGCCCAGACCAAGGAGGAGAAGGAAGAAGAACTCATGCGTATCTGGGTGTCCAAGAACCGTAACGGCCCATTTGGTCGCACGATTCATCTGGAAACCAACTACTCCTACATGAAGTTCTACGAGCGCTCTGTAGCGAAACCAGATGAAACCCAGGCAAAGGCAACCAAGGTACTCAAGAAGTCTACCAAGGAGGCTAAGGCCAAGAAGGCAGCTAAGGACTCGGCTGCGGCTGCAGAAATCAAAGACGACCTAGCAACCGCTCTACTAAACGCAGTAGGAAAAGACGATGACTGACCTAACAGCACATAGCGAGAAGATCGTATGCAGCTTCTGTCAGCAACCCAGTACTGTCCTCAATAAGGCAGTCCTCTCCGTAGAGACTGGTAAAGCTATATGTACGCAATGCCTCGCTATAGCGGAGCAAGCAAGCGATATGGTCCCTAAGGGTGCCGTGAAGTGCCTGTCGTGTAAGCACTACGATGGCGTAAGTGTTGAATATGACAAAGCAACTGTCCGATGGGTATTCTCTGGGATAAACAAGGAAGGGACGGTAGGCTATCGAGTCACGGCAATAGCGGGATCCTGGGATCTCAATTCGATCCCGAAAAAAGCTACCTGCATCAAATGTTTCTGCTCCATACCTATTGCCAACCTCAAGTTGTCGCCTTATATAACACCTACGAGGAGATGAGTATGAGCAGGAATATGAAACACCGAAACCCCTGGCCCGATGAGCCTTTCCGAATTGACTACGGTTCCCCCGAGTTCACTCTTGAACATGGAGGTGAGCGCACGAAACGCGTCCTTCACGAGGCACAAGCCGCTGGCTACTTCGACTGCCCCGACAACATGAAGGTTTCCATATGTCTGCGGGTCAGCTTCCAAGAGGCTGGTGAGTTCCAACATAATCGAACCGCCTGGCACTACGACAGGGCGTACCGTGGCTGGGTCTACATCGACGGAGAGAGCCCCGCAGAGGTCATGGTGGACGCTAAGGAAGGCCCCTTCACTGACACCCACAAGGACCCTGGCGGAGACCCGTTCAACATCGAGCCCATCCCCAAGGCTACGTGGGTCGGACATGCGCTGCTGTGGCACCGCTGTCCGGTACAAGCGAAAGCCGGTTGGCGATACTTCATCCGTGTCCTCTGGAGCCCCTCAAGCCCCTCCAACAAGCTCACGCAGGAGGTTGGTCCGGTGCCTCGTCGAGAGCCGCGAGAAGAAACGCTGAAAAAAGAGAACACACAGTGGGGCTACCCACTGGACGCGCCAGATAATGTCGCGGACCCACGGGTGAAGAAATGAAGAACTACGCAAGACCACTGGCAAACATATTCTTCGCGTGGCTTATAGGACTGGTTGTCCTTTCTATCATTGTCCTTGTGAGTGTTTTCGTCACCCTCCTGATTGTCCACACCTTTGGTACGTCGGCGCCTGTGGCTGCAGGCGTATTCCTGGCGGCCAGCGCTGTGATTGCAGCGGTGTTCTACCAGCTGTTCTTTGACGGGGGGTTCTGATGGCTACCTATAGCGGAGAGACAGAGAAACGCAACGCGGCAACGGAAATGGGAATCGCGGAAGACCAAGTCTTCCTAAAGACCAAAGACGACGCTGGCTTCTCTAACACACTCTACATGTCGCCGGAATCCGCGCGGGAGATGGGGCGATACCTCATCGGACTCGCGGACCTCATGGACCCTATCAAGGACACAGGCCCCAAAGAGGGCGACCCGTGCTCCTCGGGGATGGGCATGGCTAGCAATAAGCGGGGGTTCTGATGTTTGAAGACAAGGATACACTACTACAGGCGTGCGGCGGGCGATGGGGGGACTACGAGATTTCGAAGACCCACCTCGGGCTGCATATCGTGTTTTTCTGGTCGTGGGCGCTGCCGCTCTATGGGGTGCTGTGGCTCTTGTCGAGACCATTCCACTACCTGGGGGAGCTGGCTGAGGTGGTTTTCCAGACCTGGAAGATGAACCAAGACCCACCACGTAGAGACTACGTACACGATTTTGATGAGCTTTGGGGCTCTGCTGAGGGCTGCTGGGGGACCTGCTGTAAGGAAGACGAGGAACGATTCGACTCTGAGGAGTTGGCTGCGATGGTTTCGCAGGCCTACTACACGGACGAGGAGGGGGTAGACCATCGCCTCCACCGCTTCAGTAAAGGCGAGAGAGTCCTGTTCTTCGGTGAACTCTATGAGATCTATTGCTTGGACGAGCCCTCTTATATTTTGCGCAAGCCAGATGAGGGCGCTATGTCGAGTGTTTCGGCCTCGGAAAATGACCTGGAGATGGTCAATGACTGATAACCTACTGACTAAAATCATCATGGGAGTCCTTGGGTTGGCTCTCTTGGCGGCTTGTGTGGTGTTCGGGAATGGCTGCGGCGAGGACTGGGATCCAGGCTTCTTCTGTAAGGGAAGCGGGGACGAGCCTGTTCTCATGGCTGGTTCCCAGACCCAGTCGATAGTCAATGGAACTCCAAGCATCGACAGACGTGCCACGGTGCATGTCTCTACTGGCTGCTCTGGTGTCGCTATGGACCCTTATGTGGTGCTCACGGCTGCTCATTGTGTGTTTCCGGGGGAGATGACTGTAGGGCTTAGCCCCAGGGGCTACCGTATAGCGGTAGACGATATCTACGTCCACAGAGCCTACGAGGGGTGGCCTCACTGGGACATTGCTGTACTGCACCTAGCAGAGCCTATTGAGGGTCCGTTCCCTGTTGGGATCTACGACCCTGCTGAGGGTGGCTACGCTCCTGACCTTCGATACTATTGCTCTCACCTGGTCGCTCAGGGTTGGGGGAAAACGGGAGACAATCCTCCTGGGCTCTACGAGCTAGAGTATGAGGTGGGCACCGCCACCTTGACCACTCTGGTTACTGCGGCATCAGACGACCCAGCTACCTCTGCTGTCTGTAATGGCGACTCTGGCGGCCCTCTGTATGCTTACACCTACGACCGAGAGGTTCCTGGCAAGATCAATATGTGGGTGGCTGGTATCGCAAGCACGGGTAGTCCTGATGGCTGCGTAGGACGAGGGGAACATGTGTACCTTGAGAACATGTCTCCGTGGCTTAGAGAAGTACGCTACTGCCTGAATGGTGGAGAAGACCGTCTTTGGGACTTCTACGTTATTGGCGGAGGCGGCTACAGAGGCTCCAGTTGTGAGGAACTAAGGAAATGAAAAGGCCTAAAGCAGAACCTGGATTGCCCCCTTGCCCATCATGTGGTGCTGAGGAGCGCTACCGCTTGGGGACCAACTACGCCCGCTGCCTAGTCTGCGGGAAAACACATAAGGACGTAGAATAATGCCTTGCACATATTACTCGCCTGCGGAAGAGAGGGACATAGCTGATAAGAAGCTGGTCTCTACCACGAGGCGCATGAACAGGTACAAGCGAGAGCTTGACAAGGTTACTCGACTTCTCTGTGAGATTGTCGGAGAAATAGAAGGCGATGGTTACACCTTCAACAAGGAAGTGACCGCATGGTGGGAGAAGCACCAGAAGATGGATGCTCTCCGAGAGAAGAAAGAGAAGAAGAAATGAAAATACATAAGACAGAATACTTCGCAGCGTTTGGCTTCATCGCCGCGCTATCCTTAGGACTCATGCTTGCTGCTTGGGCAGCGGCCTGTGGCTGATACACTAAAGCATTTCAAGAGGCCCCAGGCTGAGACCATTCCTGGGTTCGCTCCTCCTACTAAGGAAGAGCAGAAGAAGACGTAAATGTCAAGTAACATCCGCATCCTCCGTAAGGTTCGAGAGAGCTTTGACTACACGGACTACATAGAAGCCAACTGCCAGGTCAAGTACTCTGGTAACGGCGAGTTGCGGATAAACTGCCCTGACTGTGGGGACCAGAAGTTCAAGTTCTATATCAATGACGAGAAGAAGTATTTCAATTGCTTCAAATGCGATTTCAACTCTGGTTCAAAAGACGTATTCGATTTAGTGGCGGCCATAGAGGGTATCTCTAGGGCTGCTAGTATGATGAAGCTTTGCCGGGAATACTCAGAGACTGCCCCCAGCTGGCAGCACATCATTGAGCAGTGTAAGGTGCTTGAGGTAGAGGAGGAGGTGCCCAACACCCCCACTGACCTGAGATACCTTAGGAACATGCCAGCGGGCACCTACCCCATGGAAGACCCCACAGACGCTACACAGGCCCCCTTCTGGGCCTACCTGAGAGACAGAGGGTTCACTGACCAAGAGGTCAGAGACACCAAAGCACATTGCGTACCAGCCGAGAGCCTAAAGATACATGATAGAAACAGAAAGATGCGTGGAGACGTTGGACATCGAATCTTGTTCCCCGTATATGGAGGAGACCACAAGCTGGTTTCATGGCTCGGTCGTTCAACGGATGGCAGGGAGCCTAAGTATTTTAATGCTCCAGATAGCGAGGCTTCTCGTACTCTGTGGCCTTACGTCCCTTGCCGTGGTAATCGTGCCGTTGTTGTTGAGGGACTTATTGATGCACTGGCTGTTAGGCGACACGGACTAAGCTCCTACGCCACGCTGGGCAAGAAGATTTCCTATGACCAAATCGCCCTTCTAAAGAGCTGGAACGTCACGTCAGTCGTGTTGTTCTGGGACAAGAAGGACGCGAAGAGGGAGATGGTCAAAGCCATCGACACCCTCAAGACACATTTCGACGAGGTGCTGGTCCCAGACTTCTCTGGTTGGCCAACAGACAAAGACTCGGGCGATACGTTATCCTGGGAAGAGGGTTCACTTCTTCTCAAGGATATGTTGACTAACCATTTGATTGATGTAAACTCTATGGAGTTCGCAACCTGGCAATTGTAAGAGGGAATATGAAGAAGTTACTATTGATTGCGCTTTTAGTCGGCTGTGGGGGAAATGTTCCGCAGGCTACCACTACTCCTGACCCTGCTGAGCAGGTTGTTCAGGATGAGGAGAACAGTTACATCGGAGTGTTGGACGCGCTCTACGGGATCGTTGAAATGAACGTTGAGACGTTCGCTGCGTTCTGCACTGAGATTAACGGCATTTTCAACATATCTGATGAGTTCTCCACCTGTCTGGGGACGGATGGTTCGGGCTTCGCTCTCAGAACCGCTAATGGTGTATCCGTTGGTGCTGCTCTCCTTGTTCCTGCAGAGCACGGACAGGATCTGGCCGATGCTGTAGTGGAGGCCGTAGGCTCTCCTGAGGTCTACGAGGGTGCTGCTGTTTGGGATCTCACTGAGCACTCTTTGGTCATGGCACCTCTCCCTAACGGTATGTGGTTGTTGGTCTTGGAAAAGGCAGGAACGAGTTTGTAATGGAGTTTACCCTACTGCCCACCATAAGGTTTATGAGAATCTCGGGACAGGCTGTCTTGCCTTCTAAGGCACACTTCGATGATGCGTGCTTTGATTTGTACGCATCTGAGAATAGGTCCATTTGGGGAGGCCGCACCGCGCTCGTATGTACTGGGTTCAATATAGCCATTCCCGAAGGGTATGTCGGTCTTGTGTGCTCCCGCTCTGGGATGTCTGCTAATAAGGCCATATTCGTGTTGAACGCTCCAGGAGTAATTGACGCGGGTTACCGAGGGGAGCTAAAGGTCATCCTCCACAACCTGCATGAGCGTCCTTTCGAGGTAGAGATTGGAGATCGCATTGGGCAGCTCATGCTACAGAAGGTGCCAGAGTGCATGGTACAGGAAGTGGAAAGCTTTGATGACACCACTCTTAGGGGAGAAGGCGGCTTCGGCTCAACAGGACAATGAAAGAGTTAGACAAAGAGTGGAAACCCTATGATCGCCTAGGTCATATTGACGAGGATCGCTTGAGTGACAAGCTAGCTGCTCGGGCGCGTCTTGCCCTTCCAGGCGAACCTTTGCCTGCCAGGTGGGTATACAAGACTCCTGAAGACTTCTGTGAGAGGTTTGGGGACGAGCCCCGTTGGGCACTTACGAAGAGCTACCACTGCTATTTCGTCAGAGGCCAGCACATGTTCAGGATATGGACAAACGCAGACACGCCCTATGCGTGGATTGACCTATCCTCCATACTGCTAACGCCTTTGAGTCCATATCTGGACTACGAGGAGATTCCAGAGGGCAGTAGGTACAAATGTCGCCCACTTTGTTTCCGTGCGCGGTTGACAAGTGAGGGAGACGTGGATATATTAGTGAAGCTTATTCGCAGCCTGTACGGGCTGCACCAGTAGGGGATTTATGGGTTGGATAGTTAACAACTTCAAGTGCAAAGCTTGTGGGCACGAGTTTGAAGAACTCTACAAGAAGGGTGAGGAGACGGACATCATTTGTCCTGAGTGCGAGTCTGATCAGATTAGGCCCCTGCTCTCCACCCCTAGACTGAGCACATACGAGATGGCAGACAAAGAGGGCAAGGCGGCTATACTCCGCAAGCGCTCCGCTGACCACACTAAAGCACAAGTTATGAAGGACGCCGATCGGTTCGGCGGCCACGGTATGCAGCGTCGGCACGATTACAAGACTGGTAAAATCAAGTGAACCACCCAGCAGTAGGAATAGTAGTTTTGTTGTTGACCAGTGGTGCTCTCTCTGGCCTTGCTTTCTATCTCGTAAAAGAGTGGAAAAACGGTACGTGGAAAGATGATTAAGGGTTGGAAATACGATGTGATCAACCAGGTTGCTTTCAGTAAGAAGGAAGGCCTGGACGACTCTAACTTGTATCTTGTCCACACTCCTGAGGAGTGGAAGGCTTTCTTTGAAGTCTTGATGAGCAAGAAGCAGGTTGCGTGTGACACAGAGACCAGCGGTTTCCGTTACTATGATAACGACCGCATCGTTGGTATGTCATTCGGCTGGGGCAAGGACCACTTCTACGCTCCTGTCAGGCACGTAGACAACTACCTAGTCGGCCCCCAACCGGACCAGCTGGATATGGACGTTATCCGTCCCGACCTACAGACCTTCTTCGCTCAGCAGGACAAGTTCACGATCTGGCACAACGCCAAGTTCGATATGCACTTCTACAAGGCTGATGGCATTGATGTCAAGACTCCGTTCCACGACACCATGTTCCTGTGGCATCTACACGACGAGAATGCCCCTGCAGCCCTGAAGAGTATCTCCTCCGGTTGGACGGACACCATGAAGCAGCGCCACAAGGGCTTGTTCGGCCCAGAGGCAGCGAGCATGGAGAAGAAGCTAAGCAAGTGGCGTGGTGAAGAGGCCAAGGTACACAGGGATCGCTTCCGGGCGCTTGTGATGTCTCGTGCAGACGCCCTGCAGACAGAGCTGGCCCACCAAGACAAGAAGCGTGCTGCTCTAAAGCGGTGGATTGTAGAGAACGAGCTAGCCAACCACCCTGATAAACAAGTTCTGAAGGATGATATCCACTATGGGTTCGTTCCTATCGAGATGATGACAGAGTATGCAGCCACAGACACGTTCCTAACGCGGGCTCTGTACGATCACCTTATGAAGAACCTCGATATGACCCAGGCTCTTGCCAAGGTGTATATCAATGAGATCAAGCTCTGCAAGATGCTCTTCGAGGTTGAGGAACAGGGCGCTCTGATTGACCGTTCGTACCTCAAGAACCTAGAAGAGGAGATCAAGACAGAGTGCGATGAGTCTCGCACCAAGATCCACGAGGTTCTAGGCCCTATCAACCTCGGGTCGGCTACGCAGCTGACAGAGGCGCTGGAAAGCCAGGGAGTTGTGCTTACCAAGCGCACCGGCTCTGGTAAGTTCTCCGTGGACAAGAGTGTTTTAAAGACCCTCGCCAAAGAGTACCCTATTGTGGACGACATTCTCTTCCTTCGTGGCTCAGAGAAGATTATGAATACCTACGCTATCGGTATTCAGGATAAGTTGACGCAGGACAACCTTATCCACATGAACTTCAACCAGAACGTGACCACGGGGCGAATGAGCTGCCGTGAGCCCAACGTACAGAACATCCCGCGCGGTGATACACGTATTCGTAAGGCGTTCATCGTGCCTCCCGACCACTACTTCATCTTTGCTGACTATTCGCAGGTCGAGGTGCGCCTAACGGCCCACTTCTCTGAGGATCCTCTCATGTTGGACGCCTATGCGAAGAATCAGGACGTTCACACACGTACAGCCTGCGAGATGTTCGACCTGGACTATGACGAGACTATGCTTGTGCTAGCAGATGACGAGCATGAGCACTACAAACAGTTCAAAGAGTATCGTAACGTTGCTAAGACCATCAACTTCGCCATTATCTATGGTGCGGGCGCTCCTGGTCTAGCAGGGCAGATTCCCCGCCCAGAGCGCTACATCAACTCTCCAGAGAGCGTGTGGGTGGAAGCTTGCCAGGGTTTCATTGACCAGTACTTCCACAAGTACCGAGGCGTGAAGCGTTTCGTGAACCGTTGCAGCCGTATTGCTGGTAGGCACGGTGAGATTCCCAACGCCTTCGGACGCATTCGGCATTTGCCCCATGTGAACGCTGTCAAGATTATGGGAGAAGAGGGCAAGTGGATGGCTGGTCGAGCCAAGCGCCAGGCCCCCAACTTCGTGGTTCAGTCCACCGCTGCGGACATTTTCAAGTTCGGTGCGGTCAGGGTTCACGAAGAAGTGTTCAAAAACACAAAAAGTTCGATTGTTAACCTTGTGCATGATGAGATTCAGTCTTATGTTCACAAAGAAGAATTACACCTACTAAATAAGAAGCGGGACGTGATGGAAGACTTTGACTTCCTAGTACCCCTAAAGGTAGAGTTTCAGTACTCAACTACAAGTTGGGCGGAGAAGAAGGACATCGCAGCATGAGGGACCCATTATGGAAGACGTGACACCAGAGCTATTTGACGTATTTACGATTGGGGACAATACTTTCCCTAATCACTCCAGGGAGCACCTGGATCTTCGGAGCAAGCCCATTCAGGACGCTTTCTTCGAGCAGGCAGAGCTGTACGCCTGGTACGCCACGGCCCAAGAACTGGCCATGGACGTAGAGGCTCGGCTCAAAGAGGAGGTCGCGCGGGTGTATGCTCGGCTGGACCACCACCACCGTTCGGCTGGTAAGGCGTCTGGGGTCAAGATGACCGAAAAGATGACCGAAAACAGCGTAATTACCGACCCACAGTACGTGAAAATCCATGGCGAATATTTGGATGCAAAGCGCAATACAGGCTTGCTAAAGGCTTCGAAAGAAGCTATGATACATCGTAAGGATATGTTAATCCAGATGGGTGCGAATTACCGCGCTGAAGGACAATCGGATATATCCATTAAACAAGCAATGATAACACAAGGAAACAAGTAAAATGTCAATTCTAGATAAAGTACGAGCACAAAAAGAACGAACTCAGGAACAGCTTTCAAGAGGAGGTGGCCGATCAGCCGCCCGATTCTGGCGACCAGAGAACGGGGACAACAAAGTTCGAGTGATGCCTCAATGGAAGGATGATCTCGATGGTCAGTTCTGGCGCGAAGTTGCCCAGCACTGGAATGTTGCAGATGACCAGAAGGGACCAGTTCTGTGTCCAAAGGAAACACCAGACCTTGAGGGGACTTGTCCCGTCTGTGAGTTGGTGCAGTCCTTACGTGCAGACAAGTCCAATACAGAAGCACAGAGGCTCGCTAAAGATATGCGCGCCAAGAAGACTTACTTTCTCAACGTGGTTGTTGAGAAGGATCCAGTCCACACGGCTCAGGACGTTGCTGAATTCAAGCAAAACCGTCCAGATGCCGATTGCCCTTTCAAGGTTGGTTCTCCTAAGATCCAGATCTACGCTTGTCCTCTGACAATCTTCGATCAAATCCTTGGAATCATCCACTCGTCAGGTCAGGACATCACTGATTTGACAAACGGTCGCGGTATCCGTATCAACAAGATCCCTAATAAGGATCGCTTGAAGACTCGCTACGAGGTCTACCCAGACCTTGATGCCTCCGACACGGGTTACACCGATCCAGTTCTTCCAGCACTCGACAAGGTAGGGTTCACGCTCGACCGTGACGGGATGCTACAGCTACTTGACGGCGGACGTGCAGCTGAGTTTGTTCTCGGCGCAGGTCTCGGCACCGCTCTTCCTGCCTCTGTTCCTGCCCCAGCGGCAGCGCCAGAAGCAGAGAGCGCACCTGTCTCCTCTTCCGACTTGGAAGAGCAAATGCGACAGGGCCTTAGCAGTTAGGTGAGGGGTCAGCAGGGGGCCGTCTTTCAGGTGAGAGGCGGTCCCTACGCTGCGTTAGGAGGAAACTATGGAACAAGCAGAAAAGCTTAAAGTCCGTGAGCAGCTTATGAAGAAGCTCAACAAGGACCACGGCAAAGGCACTATTGGTGTCTACAATCAGATGGTGCAGATTGGCGTAGAAGCTACGTCTACTGGCTCTCTGGGACTTGACGTTGCGCTCGGCGTAGGCGGATGGCCCAAGGGACGTATCGTAGAGATCTACGGAGCTGAGTCTTCTGGCAAAACAACGCTGACCCTGCATGCTATTGCAGAGGCTCAAGCAGGAGGCGGCCTTGCAGCATTTATTGATGCAGAGCACGCTCTCGACCCCGCATACGCCGAATCTCTTGGCGTGAACATGGACGACCTTGTGCTGTCTCAGCCCGACAACGGCGAGCAGGCACTCAACATCGCAGCCGAACTGGTAGCCTCTAATGCTTTTGACATTGTGGTTATCGACTCAGTTGCAGCGCTCACCCCTATCAAAGAGATTGAGGGAGAGGTCGGAGACTTCCACATTGGGTCGCAAGCCCGCATGATGAGCCAGGCTCTTCGTAAGCTTGCCAGCCCCGTGCATAAGTCAAAGACAACCCTGGTGTTCATCAACCAGACTCGCGTCAAGATTGGCGTCATGTTTGGGAACCCCAACACTACTTCGGGTGGTAACGCTCTGAAGTTCTACGCCTCGTGTCGAGTGGAGATCGCTCGTACAGGTACGATGAAGAAGGGCGAAGACTCTCTTGGTTGCCGCACTCGTTGCAAGGTAGTCAAGAACAAGGTCGCTCCTCCCTTCAAAATCGCAGAGTTTGATATTGTCTTTGGTGAGGGTATCAACCGGGCCGGTGAGGTCTTGGATGCTGCCATTGTGCTGAAGCTTGTAGACAAGGCAGGTGCTTGGTATTCCCATGATGGGAACAACATCGCTCAGGGCCGGGATGCTGCAGTAGTGTGGCTGAAGGAGAACCCTGAGATCTATGCCTCAATCGAGTCTACGGTGCGTAAAGAACTGGGATTGGTGAAATGACCGAGGAAACTCCAGAACTGACAGAGAAAGAGGTTGAGGTTACTGCCTCATCCATTGCTCAGTCTATCAAAGACCTATGCGCGGATTCCACTAAGAGTGACCGCAACCAGACCCTTTCGAACCACAAAGCCACCTTGAAGATGTATGCTCAGCAGGAGCGTGCCCTCACCAAGAACTATGGCGTAATTAGAGTGGAGAAGAAAGATGACTGAGCCTTTTGAGTTTCTAGTCTTCTCAGACTTCCATGCCCATAACTTTCCTTATGGTGCAACTCGGACCCAGATTCCTGGGCTGGGAGGGCTTTACAACTCAAGGCTTGCCGATAGTGCGGCGGTTCTCGATGGAATACTAAAGCACGCTATAGACGCAGGCATAAAGAATGTCGTGTTCTGTGGCGACCTGTTCCATCGAAGAACCTCCGTGGCTACGGATGTTCGCCATGTGGTAGTCGATAGGCTACACAAGTTTGCGGACGAAGATATTCACTTGCATATGATCCCAGGCAACCACGACATGGGAGACCGTAAGGGTAACTACCACAGTCTCGTGGGCCTTGGAGAGCTTAGCGAGTTCGTACATGTTCATACGAGCGTGTTCAAAACGTCTTCTGACGGGGCCGACTTCATCTTTGTCCCCTACACCGACAACAAAGAGGAAGCCAAGATTATGCTCCAGGCCGCTGGAGAACTGGCTGATACGAGTGCCCAGCCTGCTATCCTGTTCGCCCACCTAGGCATGCAGGGGGCAGTAGTAGGAAGTGACTATGTTCTCATCAACGAATCTGATATCCAGGTCCCTGATGTTCCTCACGATAAGTTTGCTGCCTGCTTCTTCGGGCACTTCCATGAGCACCAGCAGCTGTTCGCTAACGGTTGGTTCGTCGGAGCCACCCACCAGCACAATTGGGGAGATGCTTACGGAAGCCGAGGCTATTTGCATGTCAAGGTGAAAAAAGGTAGAGTAGATTTCCAGCAGATCCCGACTATGGCTCCCGATTTTGTAGTCACCAGAGACGGCAAGACTTCCAAGGGAGAGCTGTCAATGATGAAGCAGAACGACTTCGTCAAGAACATCACAAAAGAGAAGTATCTCGACCGTGAGGAGCTTAGAGTGAAGTGGGGACTTGACAATCCTCCAGAAATTGTTATAGATACAGAAGAGGAAGAAACAGAGTTTACACTTGACGCTTCGCAGCTAAGTCCTGCGAATGTGATAGTGGAGTGGGTGAATCGAAAGTTGCCCGAGGGATTAACAGAAGAAGAAGTGCTGCTTGAGGGCAGCGATATATTGAAAGAGGTTGGACTATGAGCGGTAAAACAAATGGCGTAAGCCTATTAGTGTCAGATAACCACATCACCGTTAATGCTGATGTTGAGTTCGCAATTGAGGAGAGGGGCGACATTCCAGCTGCTCATATCTCCGATGTCATCTACCAGCTGATCCTGGACGGCCTGCGCAAGCACGAGAAGGCTGCCTTAGGTCCCGGTAGCTACAAAGCTATGCTCACGTTTGTAGCGTCCGGTATGCCTCAGGAGGCTCCCCAGGCGGCTATCCTTAGCGAGGAAGTTACTGTGGATGTTGTAGAGGACGTTACAGTAGAGGACCAAGCAGGAGATCTCGTAGACGAGATGCTAAGCGATGTTGTTCCAAACACTGAAGATAAGTAACTTCGGTAGCATAGGGGAGATGGAACTCCCCCTCGCGGACCAGGGGCTAGCGCTCATCATGGGCAGGAACGAGGACGCACCAAAAGCTGATAGCAATGGTGCGGGCAAGTCCTTGCCTTTGGATGCGTTCACCTGGGCGCTGTGGGGGAATACCGTGCGAGGGTTCGGCTCTGACGAGGTTGTAAACAACCGGGTAGGGAAGAACTGCAAGGTCACAGTTACACTCTCTGAAGGGAAGAACCAGTATGAGGTCACTCGTTATAGGCGTAACCAAGAGGACAAGGAACACAAGCCCAACGACCTAATCCTCCTGTCCAACGGAGAAGAGGTTTCTGGCGCGTCTATGTCTGACACCCAGACCATGATAGAGGAGATCCTAGGGCTCGACTTCATTACGTTCTGTGCCATGATGCCTGGGGCTGGGATCAACGTAGCAACCATGACGGATGCTGAGGTGAAGTCCCTGCTGGAGAAGCTGCTGCGCACTGAGGCGCTAGGAAAGGCCTCTGAAGAGGCCAGGAAGCGTCACAGAGAGGCCGAGAAGGGCCTAACGGTAGCAACTACCAAGCAGACATCCTTGCTGAACGGTCTCTTAGACTCTAAGAGACGTATCGAGGACCTGGAGGGACGAGAGAAGGACTATGATGAGGACCAAGAGGGCAAAATCTCCGAGGTTGAAGGCAACCTGAGGATATTCGAGGCCAACAAGGCTGACTGGGTGAAGATGGCCGACACTGAGCCCGCTGCTCTAGCCCGTAAGGGTGAGATTATGACAGCCATGGGGGGCTGTGAGGACCTAGTTCAAGGCTACGTAGTCTCTATAAAGAAGACAGATACCCACTACCAGGAAAAGCTCAACAGGCTAAGAGACGACTTGGTGGAGGTTGCCACACATCTAAAAACCGCCCAAGCTGCTGTATGCTCTATTGAAGGGCTCGCCGCTATTTGTGGCTGCTGCTACCAGAGCGTTGATGAGGTTCACACCAAGAAGGTGCGGGACGATTGGAAGAGTAAGGAGCGCCGCCATATAATCAAGCAGGGCTTGATCGAGGAGAGCCAAGCGACGACCCGCGAGAAGTGGCGTCAAGAGAAAGCAGAGTTCCAGGCCCTTGTGGACGAGCAGACAGCCATCAAGACTAAGTTTGGGGCAGAACTGGCCACAGCAGAGTCTGAGCTGAGGGCTGCCCAAGAAGCTAAGGCCGAGGTCAGTCGCTTCAACGAGCGCATCGCCACGCTGACAGCTCAGTTGGACGCCCTAAAGGACGAGACCAACCCCTACCTAGGCTTGTTGGAGGCAGAGGAAGTGTCTTTCATCAATAAGCAACAGGAACATGATAAACTAAAGAGCGAAATAGATGATCAGCGTAAGTACGAGCAAATACTCAGCTTTTGGGTGGACAGCTTCTCACCACAAGGCATTCGCAGTTTCATGCTGGAGCATGTTACGCCTCTTCTCAACCAATTCGCCAAGAAGTACGCCGACCTGTTAACGGATGGCGAGATGGAGATAACGTTCCACACTAAGGACACCCTCAAGAGCGGTAAGAGTAAGGAGCGGTTCAATATACAGGTTTCTCAGAAGCATGGCGGCAGTTCTTATGCCTCCAACTCCTCTGGGGAGCGTGCTAGGGCCAATCTCATCATCGCTTTGGCGCTTGGGGAGCTGGCAGCGCTCAGAGCCGAGAAAGCTATCCCATTCCGCTTCCTTGATGAGCCATTTGAGTCCATCGACGAGGCAGGGACCGAGGCTATCGTCACTCTGCTCAATCAGCAGCGTGAGAAATACAATACTGTGTACGTGATTACGCACCAGGACCATTTCAAGCAGCTATTCCCGAATAAGAAGACTATTGTGAAAAAGGGCGGGTTCAGCTCGCTAGAGGAAGACTAATGCCAGCCAAACCAGAACTACGAGAGACTACACAAACATTTATGCTGTCTGGTTCAGATATCCAGTCAGCTCTTGGTAATCGTGCAAAACAGCACGATGAAGAGACCAAAAAGTGTTTGACCAAGATCTCTAAGATCTTCACAGACAAGGCCGATGGGGACTATGCTAGATTAGCCCAAATAGCCACCGCAGCCATGCTTGCGCTTGTCCAAAACGTTCATTTGGCTTCAGATGCCGTCGAGGTAAAAGCACAGTTGGAGCGAGCCGCCTACTTGACACAAGAGAGACTAGACTTATTGTGTATTCAGAGAAACTTGACAGGAAGCGTATTTTACAAAGTTAGTTTAGAAGAGGCCAAGAGATACGGCCTAGTCTAAGAGGGAATATGAGTGAAAACAGAACGATACCTAAGAACTCAGTAGCGCTGATTATCAGCCGAGAGCGTGGAGCCGAAGAGGAAGACTATATGTTGGATCTCCAGGTTATCCCACCAGAGGCTGACATCACGGATGGCTATCTTACGAGTGTAGCCAACCTAGCCGTCAATCTTCTCGAACAGGCAATGTTTGGGGGAGACGACGAGGGCGATGAGGAGGAGGACTTGGACTTGCTCCCTGGCTTCCTTGACGACATCGACCTTGAGGATGAAGAGTAATGCGTATCATAGGCGTTACCGGTCAAGCCGGTTCTGGTAAGGATGAGATAGCAGGTCGTTTCGTGCAGAAGCACGACTACATGCAGCTATCTTTGGCTGACCCTATGAAGCGGTTCGGCCTCAATGTGTTTGGGTTTGACGTTATCCAGCTTTGGGGACCGTCTTCCGCCCGCAACATGTTCGACCCAGGCTTCAATGAGTGCGCCATTCGCTCTAGTCAAGTGACGTTCGAGCCAGGCTGCAGTATCGCTTCCGTGAAAAGACACTGCGATCCAGGTTGGGGAGATGCTGCTGCGCGCCTTGCTGATTATGGCGAGGGGTGGGTAAACTCCCTCCTGCGAGAGCCTGCAGCCAGAGTAGAAGCTTTGAATATGCTGTACTGGTGGTTTGGGTCTTTGGGACACCATTACAATCAGCTAAGCCCACGGATCATGCTTCAGAGCTTGGGAACCGAGTGGGGTCGAGTGGTGTGCGGAGACGATGTTTGGATCAACCAAGCCATCCACGCCGCAGAGCGCGTGTTGTGTGGTGAGGTCTACGAGCGTGAGGTAGGGTTCTTGAACGCAGAGCGTAGTCGTCCTCATACAGGGGTGGTGGTCTCGGATGTTCGGTTCCATAACGAACTACATTGCATCCACGATGTGGGGGGTAAGGTTGTCAAAGTGACCCGAGAGTCCGCCGACAAGAAGTCTAAGAAGCTAGGAATCACTGGGCACGCCTCTGAAGCCGAGCAGAAGACCTTCACCCCAGACATGTTTGATGCTGTGCTAGCCAACGAGGGCACTCTGCCTGACTTGTACAAAGCTGTGGATGTTCTAGCTGCAGCGTATAAGGGGTTGAAGTGAACATAAAACAACTATTCAACATGGCGCTCATTAGTAGGCTCACAAGCTTGCTATGCCTGGGCATATGCTTTTACTGCTACTATGAGGGGCTGGATAGAGTGACAACGCTGGCTCTTGCCTTTTCCTTTACTGGATGGATTCTTGGCTCTTTCTTTCTGGGACTGTTTCACAGCGCCCAGGCCGTTGCGCTTGAGAACGAGCTTCAGACAGCCCTACACTCGACCCTAGAGGTTGTAAAAGATGTAACGGATGGGGAGGAAAAGCCCTCTCATCCCCTTTTCAAGGACTATGACAATGAGTGAAGAAGAGAACTTCGACAAGGACGGATTAGGCAACCCTATCATGTCCAGCGGGACGATAGCAAATGCTACGGACGAGCAGCTGGCAGGAGAGAAAGAAGAACTGGATCCCGAGCAGGTTGAGGCAGCTCAGCGTATGTACCTTTCCGAGGTCATGCGACAGCTCTCCACCTCTGAGCGGTTCAAGCGTTTCTTCGAGATCAACTATCAGGTACAGACGTACTTTGACAAGGAAAAGCAAACCTTCGACATTAGGCTCATTGAGCTTCCACCTGAGTTGGCCTCTAAGAGGCTTCACGAGTTGGCCACTAAGCATGTAGAAGCGCATACACCTATGGTGGAAACCGCCACTATGGCTGACGTAGCTGCTCTCAACGACTTCGAGAAGCGAAATCCCGAGGTAAAGAAGTAATGACCAAAACCGAGTTTGCAAACCTAGCCGAATGTGAAGGCTGGGAACACGTTCTAACGTCTGTTGGTCCTGGGCAACTCGATGATGCAGGCCTGGCCGAGGCTCTATCGGACGCTCAGGAAGCTTTCAAGATTCTTGTGGAAGCAACCCCAGAGGCAACATACACTTTCTTTGATGACGATGAGGATGATTTAGAAGAATTGGATTTTGGCTAAGACGAGTGTAATCAAAGTAGGACAAACCTACGGGTCGTGGCTGGTGTTGGAGGATCACGGACGCAAGTTCTATTGTGTCTGTACCGCCTGTGGGAAGACTAACAAGTTCCTTCCCGGCTACAACCTCACTTCTGGGAGAACCAGAATGTGCAAAGCGTGCGCGACTAGGCTAAAGAGGGAAACTCACGGCATGTCGGACTCCCCAGAGTACAATACTTGGGTGCATATGAACCAACGCTGCCACAATCCTAAGAACAAGGACTACCCGCAGTACGGAGGTCGAGGCATCACAGTTTACCCTCTGTGGAGAAACAGTTTTGAGGCTTTCTACATGATGATAGGGAAGCGCCCCCACATAGACGATACCATTGAGCGTATCGACTACAACAAAAGTTACGTGCCTGGGAATGTCAAATGGGCTTCTCGGCAGGAACAAGTGCTCAACAAGAGTGACAATGTGAATCTAGAGATAGATGGCGTTACTAAAACGGTATCCCAGTGGGCTGCAGACAGCCCCGTAAGTGGTTTTACCATATACAAGAGAATCAAGAGAGGATGGCTAGAAACTTATGGCCCCTATAAAACAGTATTCGAGCCATCCGCAAAAACAGTGGAGTTGGCCCCCACCCCCGACGACGAAACCGAAGATGATTAGGAAGGCCGAGACCGTGGTATGCTATGAATGTGGAAACTACTTCACTCCGACCGGCCTCAGTATGCACGAGGGAAGCGAGAAGTGTCGCCTGACCAAGCTAGCCAAGCCCCTGAAGGTGGAGACTCTTGAAGAACAAGCACGAATGCAGGCCAAAGGAAAGGCTTGTATCGCCAAGAACGTAGCCAAGGCTATACACTCCAGAAACCTATCGGAGATGTGCGGCCTGGAAAAGGCCAAGACAAAGCTTTTACACACTGACATGGATTGCGCGGTACTCGAAGAGTATTGGGTCCATGAGTGGGTGTTTCGTATTTGGGAAGTACAAAACAGGACCGGGTATACCAGGACGGCTTACTCTCTACTAGAAAACCTCAACAATATGCCTAAGGACGAGCGTGAAAGCGAAATCGGCCTAATCATGTTAGGAATGTACGCCTGATGGCTAGAGCAGGAATCAACTCCCGTGACAAGGGCGCTAGAGGCGAAGGCCAAGTTTGTGCTCTCCTAAAGAAGTGGTGGGGCTCTGACTTTGCGAGAACTCCCAGCTCCGGTGGGTTCAAAACCAAGAAGTTCCGAGAGGACTGGAATGCCGAGGGCGATGTTGTCACGCCTGACGAGACGTTTCCGTTCTCAGTGGAAGTGAAGTGGCAGGAGGATTGGACCCTAGACCAGCTTCTGACAGCGCCCAAGAATAAGATCTGGGACTGGTGGGAACAGGCTAAGCGAGAGACAGCCTCAGACAAGCTGCCCTTGTTGGTGTTCAAGAAGAATCGACACCCCTGGTTCGTTATGATGACAGAGAACGGTATAGCCACCGCTCCACAAACAGACTTTATGAAAAGCTCAATGATACGAGTTACCGACAGGCAAGGCCAGACAGCCTATATCAGGTTGTTTGACGACTTGCTGAAAGAGCACAAGAAGCTCTGGGAGCGAACATGACCAAGAAGAAGTCAAAGAAGCAAATGGAAGAAGAACTTCCCCGGTGCAAAGAGTGCGGGAAGATCATCCTAGTCTGTATTTGTGAGAAGAACGAGCTGAAGAAGTGAGCACAAAGGGGCGTACAAAGTTTGTTGTGGCGGGATCGCATCCCCTGCTTGGGTTGGTGAGGAATCACTTTATCCAGAAGGGGCTTGCCCTAGTCCCGTGGGATGACGAGCCAGACTTCTGTCTGATCGGAGCAGGATTGGAGAATGAGGAACATCCACCTCTTGCCCAGCTGGAACTCCAGAAGATGCAGGTGGAGAACCTGCCTGTGCTCCTACTGTCTGTCTCTGATATCTGCCTTCTGGGGGAGGAGCCTAGGGAGGAAAACGCAGTGGGCTATCCTATGTACCTGCCAGCTGAAGATAGAAGCGCTTTCCTTTATGCTATGGCAGCTGAGCACTTATTCTTGGAGAGGGATGGCCGCTCCATCGTGGTTCGCCCCTTCAATGTCTACGGCCCTGATATTACTGGGGACCTGGTACACGAGTCTCTTGCCCTGTCCCGAAAGAGCGCGGTTCTGGTGAATCCCAAGGGAAAGTGGACATCCACCTCCTTTATACACCAGGAGGACTTTCTCAAGTGCCTGGACCTGCTCCTAGCCAAGAAAGCCGATGGAATCTTCAATGTAGGCTCTCCTGAGTCCGTTACTTACGTGAACCTCCTCAGAAACGTTTGGAAGTTCGTAAATGGGGGAGGTTCGGAGCCTCATATTGCCCAGGCACCGTCTAAGGGCGATATGGAGAATGAAGCACCCAGCGTATTAAAGCTCCACAAGACCATAGGCTGGCTTCCTAGCACCTCTCTGAGATCCAGGATATTCAAAATGGTGGAAGACGGCAAATAGATAGGCGTATTACTTGTTTATTACACCTTCTCATGGTAAACTATAGAAGGTTCTATACCAGTGATATACTTCTATAGAGAGTTTAGGAGCGAAGTCCTGTCAGACCCTATGGGTTTTACACATGCTGATTTAGAAGCTAGAGAACTCAGCAGGACCAATGCCTCCGGTTTATCGGAGATGGTTACGTACCAAGATGGCACTTTGTTCGTGGTTGCTACCTATCTTAGGGGCACGAAACGATACCAGGGTCTCAAATCAAACCAAGCGGCAAAGAATAACTTGCCTCCCACGGCGTAAAGCCGTATAATTACAAGCAGTTGCAGCCCAACGTATAAGCGGCAAGGCAACTGCCTTTATATAGCCCGATAAAGATAAGGACATTTTACTATGGCAATGGTAGACGCAGACTGGAGCATTGACCGTGCGACAGGCAATATTAGATACATCGGAGATGACCACACCTTGGATGGTGGCTCCCCTTCCTACGCTACAGTAATTCAGTTTCACCGTTGGGTCCAGGACTTCGCGGATAACGAGGCTTACGACTCTGGCGGAGCTGATACAGATAACATCGAAGTCGATATCATCGACAAGAACCCATCTAACAGATCTACGGATAACATTATCACGTTGGTCAATGGGTTCAATGTGGATGCAACAGCTATTGAGCACCTTTATGATGGAACGATCATTCAGGGCTCTGGTCCAACCGAGGAACGATGGGACGGTATCGTTAACTTTGGTCAGCCTAGCGCGCACATTCAGCTTCTTCAGGACGGCTCTGTCCTTTCTGATGACTACTGGAACTATGGTTTTGCACAGGGCAATGCCACAACTCCGGGCAGCGCCACTGTACTGACTGACACCGGGCTTTCGCTGACAGTTGATGAGTTTGTTGGATACACCATCAAGAATATCACTGATGGCTCTCGCGGAATCATCACCTCGAACACAGCTAATACCGTTACTGTTGCTGAGCTTTACGGCGGCACGCTTGACACTTGGACGATAGCAGACGCCTACCACATCGCAGTTCCTCTTAACGGCGACTCTGGTGCTGGTATTTCCCACCGCTTCATGGTGAAGACTCGCGAGTTCGGTGTGGACATTGACCGTAGACGATTGGTCGGTACGACTCGTCGTTACGGCAACACTTACGGTGAGTTCAAGATCAACGGTACATCGCAGGGCAACAACGTTCTGGCTTTGTCCGACTCTGGCGACTTGAATAACACCACATCGTGGGCAACTATTGACGCCCTTGTTGACATCACCAATACAGAAGGCTTGCGCCTGATTGATATTTCCGGTGATGGCACTGACGAGGAATACTACTCTGAGTGGGACCGTGGCGGTAACACCATTAACGTATTCTACGAGTACCTGAAGCTGATGTCCGCTGACGCAACAGCAGAGACTCTACAGGGCGAGAATGGTGAACTACATCGTGGTGTAACACACTCGGTGCCTTACGACCTTGAGACAGGTGTCCCAACTACGGCTACCAACGACAAGCATGTCTATGGTACGTTGATTAATACCGGCGCTGTCGGAACTGGTCCTTTCGTTGTTGGTGAGGCAGTCCATGAGGACACGGATCCTCCAGTATGGAAGGGTCGAGTACTTGGCGTTGACACGGTTGGCCCTTCGCTCATCGTTGATATCGAGTTCGGTACAGTCGGCACGGAAGCATTCACCGGACAAACCTCCGGTGCTACAGCTACAGCCACAACGAGCACAGCTCAGCTATCTGCTGGTGAAATGAAGGTCTTGGCCTTTGATGACCAGGGAACTTCTGGTGTCTTCTACCCACAGGTTACAAAGGGCATTGCTCCTCTTGATAACACGCTTGTATATGACGCAACGGATCACACGGACTTCTACACGCTGAGTGCAAACGCAACTGAGCGAGCGGTATCCACCCCATTCGTTGGTGCTTCCACAGGCTCGGCACTGATTGGTGCTTACGGTCTTGGTCTTGAAGCAGCAGATACTGCAGCTGCAGATACGTACTTCGATCTTTCGAACACGGCTATTACGCCTCCTAACACGGTTACCTTCACCGTGTCTGGATTCATCTCCGGTGACTACGTGCTCTGCACTGAGGATAACGGCGGTGATATCAACTTCACGCAGATGACTTCTGATGGAACATCCCTTACGGGTGCTGCAGTTGATACTGTTGGTGTTGTTGCAATCCCATCCGACACTCCTCTCACGGCTGGCACTAAGGGTGGCATTCGTATCGAGCGTGCTGATGGCCTTTACAGCCTTCACAGGTATACATCTCTTGACCTTACCCTGGACGAGTTCACGATCCCATCGTTCGACTTCTCGAGCAACAACGCAACTCACCCCTTCAATGTGTTCGTGTCCTACCTGGACCTCGTAACTGCATTGACTTCGGAGAACTTCGCCTACGTTTACAGCTCTGACAGAACTCACTTTGTTCGAGTACGAGACGGAGGAGCCACACCTATTAAGACCGCAGAAGCAACAGGTACAATGACCAACACAGGCGGTGTTGCTTCGGTCAACCGTATTGATGATGTCTAATGTTGCGGCCCGAGGATAGGACATTAGCTGCCTATTCTAAAGGCGGTGAATGGGTTGAAGCATAATGGCAGTTCCAACTTATGGCACTGATCTAGCCCTTATTGATGATGCACAGGCTGTAGGCTCCTACTCGGCAACGGGTGGAGGTGCGGCTGCGCTCAATGATGAGACTGATTACTTCATCAACAACACGCAGTGTATCTCGAAGAATGGTTTCACGGCTACAACGAAGGGCATCATCCACGATGACGTAGCCGCGCCGACTATTACTGCGGGCGATTGCGTCTTTATATGGGCTCGTCAGGCGAACCGCAACATCTTGGACACCATCGCCAATAGCGGTGGTGCGGTTATCATGGGGACCTCCAATGCGAACTACGACTTTTGGAACGTAGACGGTTCTAACGCCGAAGGTTCTAACCTTCTCTCGTGGATCACGTATGCAGTAGACCCCACGGCTACCGCAGACGGAACGGTCGGTACTCCGGGTACCTACGATCACTTCGGATTCCGTTGGAAGATTCTTGGTTCGGGCTCTCTGAAGGGCGCACCCAACGCAGTAGGTGTCTCGCGACACGGTCGCGAGCTGACTGTCATTGATGGGCAGGCCGCAAACTATGGCACCTTCCTGGGCGCGGGTACCTTCGACTCTGACATTACTCGACGATGGGGCATCCTCACTCCCGTTTCGGGTGGTTACTGGTTCCACGGCGCTTTCGTTATGGGAACGGTCGCAACATCGGTTGACTTCCGCGACTCTGACAGAAACATAAACGTCCTAGACGACCCACACGCACCTACAGGATTCAACGAGTTCGAGATTAGGAATGCGTCGAGTAACGTCGAGTGGACGAACATTGTTATCAAGCACCTTGGAGCGAACACGAACCCTTCGCTTCTCACCCTCAACGTTGGCACGTTCACCGGCTTGCTTTGCCAGTTTGATGGAATGTCAACTACTACGTTCTCCTCCACACAGAGCTGTACCTTTTCCACATGGTCGAACAGCGACCGCATCAACTTGAACGAGGCCGACATCTCTGGGTCGAGCATCCTCACCCCGACCGTCGCAGCGGACGAGGGCGCGGTTTTTGACGACCGCACGACTACCGGCGCAACGAACATCTCTGAGCTTGATAACTGCGAGTTCTCTATAGGAACCAACTCTCATCACGCCATCCGATTTGGTACAGGCGTGGATGATGATATTACTCTCACAGGTATTGAGTTCACAGGCTTCTCTGCTACAGCAGACGCTACAAACGCTACTCTTCGTTTCGATGCCACCACAGGCACGATGAACGTCAACTTGGTTGACTGCACAGTAGATGGCAACCCTGCAACTACAGCTAACGTTGGTGTGGATGATGCAGCTGGTATTGTAGTAACCCTTGTCGTTGACCCCAAGACCACTAAACTCACCATCACAGAGGCTGATGGCACTTTCATTGAGAATGCCAGAGTGTTCTTGGAGACCGCTGACAACGGTGGAGGCTCCGGTTTCCCTTACGAAGCTGCAGTTTCCACCTTGACACAAGCTGCAGGCGTGGCTACATTAACAGCGAGTGCGGCACATGGATTGGATACGGGCGACAAGGTTGTCGTTCGTGGAGCAGCTGAGCAGCCGTACAACGCTGTTGCATCTATCACTGTCACAAGCACAACTGTATTCACTTATGCAGTTGATTCAGGAGCTACAACACCTGCTGGTGGAACACCAGTATTCTCATACGTCCCTATTCAGGGACTAACTAACGCAAGCGGCGTAATCCAGTCCTCAAAGACATGGCCCGCTTCACAGTCCCTAAAAGGCTATGCGCGCAAGAGTTCAGCTTCACCTTACTTTAAACAATCAGCGATTAGTATTGCCGATGCCAGTGGTGGCACCGACTTACAAGTTGCATTACAACCGGACGAATAACAATGACCATTGGATCCACTAGCGGAAAAGAACCAGATCACATCGAAGACGGCGACCTCAAGACGCTGGACGAGATGAGAGGTGCCATGAAGGACCTGCACAAGGCTAAGCTCTCTCTTAACGAGAAGGCCACTGTCGAAGGTGTCATGGTTCAGATAGACGTGCTGAGGCAGCAGATGGAAATGCAGGGCGAGCAGATGAATAGGCTCATCGGCATGTACACCACACTAAAGAACCAGTTCGACCAATACCAGGCCCAGCGTGTCATCGAGCTGCAGTCTTGGCTAGCTAATGGCGGGTCTACTACACCCGAAGATATGGAGAAGTAAACTCCCGTGGCTCTCAGTCTCAATCCAGCAACAAAGGTGATTACGATTCCGCAAGCAGATTTGACGTTTGTGTCGGGAACGTTGTACGAGCTGGATACTAATGCTTTTCGCCTAAATGTGTTAGCGTTG